ACTAGGCTTTCGGCATGAGAACCGAAAGCGAAGGAGTTACGACCTGCTGCAGTAGCATTATTGCCGCCTGCGAAACCATTTTCACCAGTTACGGTATTGTTAGTACCGAACGCTAACGCATTGTTTGCGTCGATGTTGTTTCGGAAGCCCCATACTGCTGAGCTTGTAGACGTTGCGGAGATAGTATTGTCAGTACCTCCTACTGTGTTATTACTAGTTGCGCCAACTACGTTTACTGCTAGCGCGGAAATTGCTAGTGCTGTTGTTAAAGTTTTATTCATCTCTTATACCTCATCTTCAAATTCATTCATCATTGTTTCAACTGTATTAATTGCTGGGCGTTTATCGCTTTCCGGTACAAGTGTAGGCTTGCCTTCCGGTTTATCGATATATGCTTCTAAGTATTCGGCAACGCCCTTTTTACCAAGTACCTTTTGTAAGTTTGTGATACCTTCAAGTTCACGTGGTTTAAATATGTCCTCTTCCTTGTAGCCATTGTCGAGTAATGTTTTAGCAGCGGCGTCCGGATCCGTAATTGTACGTCTTGACGTGCCTTCCACTAATTTATAGCCCGGCCATTGCTTTTCACCGGATAATGCTTTCTCGTAGGCAAAGTCGTAAACACCTTTAATCCACTTTGTGATTAAATCTTTCATCGCTAGGATGTCAGATACTTCGCGGTCAGTTAGCAATTGATTAAGCTTACCGCCATTCTTATAGAATGTAGCAAGACAAGTATCTGCTAATGCCCGGCAGGTGTGCCGAGCTTTACAGAAGTTACAGTAATCGCAAGGTGTACATTCGCCGATACCGTCCCAGGCACGTTGTGCGATTGGTTTGATATCTTCGCCCCAGTCAAGAAGTTCTTCAAGTGACATTTCATCGGTGGACACACTATCAAGTCTTGGTTGAACGATCGTCATACGAACTGTTTTAATGTCATATAGGAACTCGTTTACATCGTAAGCACCTAATGCGTAGAGCCTCATTTGTGTATTTTCAACGGCGCTGACAGGAACGCCTTTACCATACTTCAGGTCGATTACTTCCAGGATGCCGTCAGCTACGATTACCATATCGCCGGTACCAAAGCCTTCAGGCACCCATCTAGAGAAGTCGAGCCTCGCTTCAATCATGGCTTCCGCATCAGAGGAACGAGCGCGGGCTTCGTTTACCTTTTCTTCGCAAATGTCGACATATCGATTAACTGCCTCTATCATTTCAGTAGAGTAGTCATCAAGTTTAGGGGCTTTTTTGTCTTCAAGCTTATGCCGTAGGATTGCTTCTGCCAGGTCATGTGCTACAGTACCTTCCGCAGCATACGGAGATTGTTCATCAGGGAACATCGCTTCTAATCTTGCAGAGGGTGTGCATACCAGCCACCTGGCACTACTTGAAGCACCTAGTAAGGCGTGTTTCTTAGCCACGGCTATTCACCCATTCCATAATTTGAATACGTTGTTCATCGGTAGCAGATGTTACCTTTTCAGCGCCGATGCTATCTAAGAAGGCCTTAAATTCGCCTTTTACTTTCGTTTTATCAGCTGCTTTTGCCATTACATCTTTTACTGCCTCACGAGTTGCTTCAAGGCTTGGTACTTCTTTTTCAGGTTCCACAGTTGGAGTTGGAGTTGGAGATGGTTCTTCTTCCTTAGGAGCAGGTGCTTCTTCTTTAACCGGTTCCTCTTTGACTGGCGTTTCTACTTTAGTAGTAGCTTTTTTAGCCTTGACTTCTTCCTTTGCACGGTCGATAGCAGCGGCTCTATCTATAGAAGATCCTACGATAGCTCGGTACAGGTCTTTGATTTCTTGATTTAATTCATTAGCGGTTTCTACTGTGATTTTTAACTCAATCATGGTTTTGTTTCCTTTCGGTTTAACGATGTGATATACTTTAAATGGATATTTTTCTATGTGCCCTTTACGCATTGCCGTGCGTGAGGGCATTTTTTTTTGTGCCTAATTGCTCGCACTCATCAGGAATGCAGTAATCTTTGTCAGGGCACGTCGTACAATCTCGCAATTTAATCACCGCCCTTCAGTGCGCTTAAATCTAACGCTGCTCCCTTGTCGGTGTTTTGCCACTCGTAAAAGTCAATTCCTGACAATTTTAAAAGATCAGCAGCTGCTTTACCTCCAGGGGCGGCATCGATAGCACGACGCGCAGATTGGTAAGCGTTCTCTAACTTTTCAAGTTTTTCATCATACGGTTTTGCAACCGCATATAGTACTTTAATCTCGTCTTTTGGGCTATCGATCCGCGCCGTCCACAAATTGCCTATCGTACGGATTAACATCACATCACAAGAGACAAGATTTCGCCTAAATTCTGAGCCGTATCCAGCTTTTTCTAACGCGCTTGCAACCGATTCTGCAGAGGCCATTATATTTTTAAAATCTATAAATAGAGGATTTGCCTCTATCGCACTTCTCAAAGCTTCTGCTCGTGCTTTTTTCAAGGGCTCATACCTTTTCGAATATTCACTATGGATAAAGGCACGAACTGCTGCTTTTGTAATGTTTGGCATACTATTCTCCTTATACACATTTAAGAATCATGCGAATTTCTTGACCTACTAGAAGTCTATCCTTGAACGTGTCTTGTGTTCGAAAATCCCCCATGTAGACCTCAAGCATTTCGCGATATATTTGGGCCTTAAACGTTTCAGGGGTATCTACTACCTCCCTGTACGGTTTAAGGATTTTAACTGGTGAACCAAAGGTGTAATCAATGAAGCCTCGTATCTTCAATTTTGCTTTGATGTTACGAACCTTATCATTCGACCACCCTAGTAAAGCCATTACTTCTTCATTTGTTTGTACTCCGCTATCGTTGTAGGCGTTGTACAGAATTTCTTGTTCTGTCATTTCTGTTTCCTCTGTTTACGGTTGGATGTATTTCTTTGCAGTTGTCACACACAATACGGGGCTTACCAGTTAAGTAAGACCAGTTTGCGTAAGGACTTTTAATTCTTTTATTACAAACGGCGCAGCGCTTATCTTTCATACTCTTTTAGCTCCTCAACCCAATATCCGGTTAGTAGCCAAAGAGTAATGCCCAGTAGCCCCTGGCACATTCCGGTCCATAAATCGATACGGTCGATATCCATAGAGCCAACAGCGCCAACTACCAATAGGGCTGCAATAATACGCACTGCATAAATAACTTTCATCATATAATGTGTGCCTCCTTGAACTCTTTATCGATTTTGCTATCGGTCCATCCGAGTGTATTAGATAAGTAGTGTCTAAAACCGTCCTTATCTATGGAAAAGGTCCTGCCCTTTTTCCCTTCGGTCTTCCAGCATTGAGCGAACTTGAACTTGTCTCGGGCGATGCATTCACGAACTGCGGTTAATGTCCACCCGAGAACTGTAGCCATTTGGCTCACAGCAATAGTTTTAGTGATCATAAGTAACTCCTTCCTACCAGTGATATGATGCACATCTTATTTATATGCACCTCCTAGAATGCTAGAAGCACCAGGGATAACATCACGAATAAACTTATACCTGCGGACAAGCCGAGTGCTAAAATCCATAAGCAACAACTAGCTAGTTCTAAAAATTGTTTTTTATTCATAGCTACCTCCTATCTAATTTAGGGTTGTAGTAATCAGTTTCCCAAAAGTCGTGAATTTCGTTATCATCGACACACAACGCATAACAGATACCAACGACTGTCGACATTTGCACTGACCGTCCTTTGATAGCTCGGTTTAATGTATCCATCGAGATTTCAGCTTGTTTAATCAGCGCCGTCTTAGTCATACCTAACTCGTTCATGCGTATTCATAAATTATTCATGTATATTTTGCATATTTTTAAAGTTTAACCTGTATAATCACCTTAGAAAGGAGGTGATTATATGGCTATAAATAAAATGGCTTTACGCCAAATTTGTAATCTCTCAGTCGAAAATTCTTTATCTCTAATAGATGTGAATGAACTTATTACTGCAATAAAAGAATCTGATGATTTCCAAGCTTCTGAAAATCTAAAAGATATTCTTACATCAGTAATTTCAGAAACGCTATTTAATGTTTTAACTAACTTAGATCGTCACTAATTAGTTTGCTTTTCTTTACTAAAAGAGTGCAGTTGCAGCTGTACTCTTTTTCTATAGTTTTAACTGCTTTCATGACTTCCTTTAACTCATTTATATCTGTTATTGGAACTTCTATTTTTACATTCATGATTTATTCTCTTTCCTTTTCAATTTATAAAAATAAGTTAGAATTATAACCTTTTCTTTGCCACTAACGCTTGTTGGTGGCTTTTACTTTTTTACCGTTGCGTTATCTTTCAAATACGCTATTACATCAGTCATAATATTTTCCACATTTGTGATTGTTAATCCATGTGCTATTGCTATGGAAATCATTGCGTCTACTATGCTCTGGTGCGTTGCTTTTGTAATGAGTTTTACTATTTTCATATTTCCTCCTCTCCGTAACGGTTTAACCGTAATTAACTATAAAAAAATAATGTCATCATATGCCACATTAAATACGTCCTGTATCTTTTTAATATGTGGAACATCAGGATAAGAACGTTTTCTCTCCCAATTCCCCCATGTATCAACAGATACTCCTATCGCTTTAGCTGCAGCAAGTTGTGACCAATTTTTTGATGCCCTCAACATCTTTAACGTGTACTTCATGAGAACCTCCTTTCATTTTTTCACCACTTGTTTACAGTCATCATTCTACTACGGTTTATCCGTAATGTCTATAAACAAAACTTAAACTATCGTAAATTTTCCGTAAAATATTGATTTTATTACGAATTCATCGTAATATATAGGTGTATTAATTAATATGACGCGTTACAAAGAGGTTTTTATGAGCAGTTTAGGTAATAAGGCTATTATGGCTGAAAATATTCAACGACTAATGGATAGTCGAGGAATAGATCGCAATAAAATCTGTGCTGACTTAGGTCTAAAGTATACTACGTTTACCGATTGGGTAAAGGGAAATACATACCCTAGAATTGATAAAATTGAGTTATTGGCAAATTATTTTGGCGTGCCCAAGTCAGAATTAGTTGAAAAATATACAGATGGCTATTACACCGACCCAGAAGCAGCCGAGTTTGCCGAGTATCTACGCACACGTCCAGGGGCTCGTATGCTCTTCTCTGCCGCTAAAGATATCACTAAAGAGGAGATGGAAGAAGCAGTCAAATACATAGAGTTCTTAAAATCTAAACACAAGTAATACACACAAGGGAGAGTGGTAGTATTGGTTATTAACCTTATCTATTGTGACTTACCAAATGCTAAAGCAGTTTCTGAGGAATCAGAAGATGTAGACACTCATAATATCTACATTAATAAAAATCTCCCCCATGAACGCATGAGGGAGGAAATAAAGCATGAGTTAAGTCATATTATTCGTGATGACTTTTATGTAGATCATCATGTTAATTTAATTGAACATATGGTAAGGCGCAAAGAACTTACAGATGAAGTATTAGAAGAAATAGATTTCTATCATCATGTTCTTTAATTGCATAAAAAAATAAGCCCCCACCGCAGTGAGGGCCATTAAAAACATCATACCTTAGAGGTACTCTATTTTTACT